TCAAGAGAGTCATCTCCTTCGTCAGTCGAAGCAGACTCCTCATAGTTAGCAACAGGCTCATCAAAAGAAGATGCTGCCGAACTGATATCAGATTCACCAATGACCTTCTCAAAGCGAGCCTTGAGTTCATCATAGGACTTGAACTGATCGGCGGCGACAAGTTCAGCCAGTGAATACTGAGTATTCCAAATTCGTTCAAGCTCCGCATCATCATCCTTCAGCGGGGATGAAGAATCAAATTCCGACTTGTCGTAGTTACGGAAACCCGCAACCTGACGCGCCCGAAGACGGAAGTTACAACCTTCCCAAAGATCAAAGGGATTCACCGGAGTTTCGTCTTCAAACTCAGGGGTCATCTTATCATTGATCATATCGAAGATCTTCTTGCCAAACTTGAACAAAAAGACCTTGCCTTCGTTCTCGGGATTAGCCGGATCACTCACGACAAAGATGTTTGCGTAATACTGGAGCTTGCGCTTCTGCTTACGAGCAACCTCCTTATCCGACTCAACGCCAGAGTTCCACAGCTTGGAGTTGTACTCCGAGACAGGATCTTTCTGACCAATCGTGGTCAGAGAGTTCTCGATGTACCAACCACCCGGTCCCTGAAAACCGTGTGACCAATTCCGAACCCACGGAACATCCTCGTTCTTGGATGCAGGAAGGAACCGAATGACCGCATGACCATTCTGCGCCTTGTCTACACTGAGCTTCCAAAAACGCTCATCCTGAGACGAGTTGGTGTTGGTGTTGGTGTTGAGCTTTTCAAGTTCACTTGAAAGACTTTGCAAGCTACTCTTGCTTGACTGCTTGAGTTGACTAAACGATGCTGACATAATAATACCTCGTATTTTTTGTGTATGTTTATTTGTATTTGTATTCGTATTTTAGTGTATAGTTGTTTTTTTTCTCAACGATTTGTATACGTCTAGCTCATCCTCCTCCTCATTTTCATTTTCATTTTCGTTAAATTGATGTCCTTCAGAAAATCTCTCTGTCATTAGAGCTTCCATGTACTGTCGCATTTGTAACATTCCGTTTTTATAATTTGAAACTAGATCCACAGAAGAAACTACAGAGTCTTTCAGTTTGGTATTTTCTTCTTCAAGACTGATTAAAAGTTCTTGTTGAAGTTCAGCCTCTTGCTCTAAGAGTGTAATCTTTTCTTTCAACACTTTATTTAGCTTAAAATATTTGGCAATTTTATTAATCACATGAATTCCTTTTGCAGCAACTTCTTGAACTTAATCTTGGTTTCTACGTTATAGTTCAGGAAGGGTGTGTATGATTTACACAAGTGATAAAAGTCATCCCATATAATGTCACCCTTATAGTTTTGGTTCCAGCTACCAAAACAACCCAAAACAAAATCAATTCCAATAATAGACTCTAGATGAATGTCTCCTTCTTGATAGGTATCAAAGAGTTTTGGATATTCAATAAAAGGCTGTTCGCAAAAGAACAAATCATTAAACTGTTCACATGTTTCATTAAGACTGATGATATCACACTGAAAATTATATGTCAATGACTGAATGCGTTTTTTCCAAGAAAAAAATACCTTATCGCATTCCGCATCTCGTACAAGTTCACCAATCCAAATATCACGATTATTAATTAAATTAGAAACATAGAAGTTAATTAAATCCTGTCCCTGATACTTTCGCGAAATCTTCTCAAAGAAAAATCTATCTTTTTTTGTCTTAAAAGTATTTAGGTTAGAACGAACCTTTCCTTGATACTTGAAGAAATCGTAAGATGAATTTGAGAAGTGTTGCTTCAATGCGATGAACTTATTGTATGCATCGAACGCTGTTGCTTCAGACATTAGATAGGTAACTTTGATCGTTTCGGCAGAAAGTTTAGATCGCGAGCTTCGGCTTCTACCTTGGCTTTGATGTTCTTGTTTAGAAGTCCTGCTGCTGTTTCGGGTTCCATATTTCTCTTAGTCGCCGCGAACACAATAGCATCCATGTAGGTCAGTTTTTCATTGTGAACGATATGCTCTACCTCCATAGAAAAGGTGTTCGCCAGTTCCTTTTTACTCATCATGTTTTTTCCTCACCTATAAAAAATGTGATCATCAATTTGTGCAACTCGCGTCATTTGTTTTGCCCAACTTGGGTTGACATAATCAGCATGGTAATGATGTATATCACCAGCAATGATTATGGGTCCAGTTTCCAAAACCTGCTTGGCTGCTCGGATCGAATCCTTCCAAGCCTTTCCTTGGTATGGCTCTACATCTTTATACTTCTCATACCACGAAAATTGTTTATACTGACGGACGACTTTGCAAATTGTATTAGGATATTTTTCAGATTCTACCCGATTCATCACAACATTACCCACAGCCAACTTGCCACCATACGATTGATTGCCCGCTTCAAAATAAATTGTGCGGGCGAGACAGCTAAACTCTCCGTTGGTACGCGAGACATACTTTTCAGGCGCATGAGAGGTTACAATATATCTCTTTTGAGGCTTCTTCGTCGATCCATAGTGTAAATGAATATTGATAGGATCTTTTTGTGGAACAAGGGAATTGGCGTACTCCTTACCAAGAAAAAAACCTAAACAAAAGAACGCTAAGAACAACAAAATTGAAAGTGATGTTTGTATAAAATTTTTCATTTTACAGCCCCACAAAAATATCCCAAAGGAAATCGAAAACAGCAACACCGACGAAAATCATTATAAGTGGGTCGTTATATACGGAAAGAAAAACTCCCCACCAGTCTGTGTCGGTCCAACTCCATCCATGCTTATACCACTTCATCTTTATACCTCTCGATTGTGTCTTTTAATGGCTGCACCCAATCTTTAACTGGAGAGGGAAACGCCTGCATTTTTGGCATGTCGCCAGCAACAGAAATCAAAATAAGACCGTGGTCAACTTTGACACCTGTCATCTCTTCATACATAACCGAATATCCAGCACACTGCATATAGTAATTTGAAATCCAATTTTCTCTCTTTGGTTTAGCAGAAGTCTTGAAGTCAATGATCGCAGGAATACCCATCCATTCACCAATCAAATCAACCCTTCCAGCAATACCTAATGAAACAGAATAAAGAGGAACCTCTACATGATAAACCTTCGTGAGATATTTTTCCAAACTCGGTTTCAGAACATTGAACATTTCAATTGATGTAGGCTGTTGACCAGTAATCAATTGCTCTTCATTGTTCACAAACCGCTCACACAAATCATGGACTTCGTTTCCTCGAAAACGAGCTTTCAAAGAAACCTTGTCAGCTTCTTCATTTCCAACCCGCTTTCTCCATTTCGCAATAGAGTCTTTTGAATTAATAGAAAGAACAGAAGTGATGCTAGGACACAAAACTCCGGGTTCCACTTCATAGAATCTGTCTCCATTTTCATAGGAAACAGATAGTGGTGAGTATTTCAAATCAATTGGGGGATCATGTACAAACATCACTTTACCTCACTCTGTGGTCTTGGTCTTATTCTTACCTCGACCCTTCTTCGCTCTCATATTATCATGGACTTGCTTCTTCACGATATAAGGACTGACCTTTTTCTCCATATTTTTGTTTCGTTCTGAAAGATCAGCATGAACCTGATATCTTGTATCGTTCAGCTTTGCTCTCTCATTGATTTTAGAAACAACTTCATGGTATGAATCGGGAGGTCTAGATACACCAACGGACATCGAGTCCACCAAAGCAGGAGCGCCAATCAGAAGAGTAATCTCTCCACCACACTCCAAGCAAGGTTGCCAGCAAGGAACGAAGCGATCATCAATCTTTGCCATCTCCTTAAACTCAACTCCACATTCTTTACATCCGTAATCATATAATGGCATTAGTACCCATCCTTATACCAACCCTTGCCTTTGAGGACAAAACTGGTGTTAGAGATTAATCTTCTGACTGGTGCGTTACAGCATTCATCGACCAAAATTGAATCTGGCGGTGGAATTGCTCCTGCACCATCATGGACAGGACAGCGTTCAAGAGGCTCTTCGTTAATTCCCTGCCAATATTCAAACACATGTCCTTCTTCACACTCATAGTCATACTTTGGCATTCTTCTTTGCCTTACGCTTCTTGCGCGTATTCTTCTTGGGCGCATCTTCAGAAGCAGGCTGAACACCAGCATCCTTTCGGCGCTTCAACCACCTCTGGATGCTTTCATTATAGTCCTTGGCAATCTCAATTGCCTCGTCAAGAGAAACGATACCCTTCTTCACCTTCTGGCGAAGACCCATGTTGTTATCAGACATTGAAAGTTTCCTCCTCAATTTCATTTACATTTACATCAACAAAGTGTTTAACAAAACCTTGATTGATTCCGAGTTCCGTGGTTGCCTCTTCATAAACATATTCCTTCAAACGGCTTCCAAAATAACCAGATTCAATCCCATCATTTGTAATGTTACAAAGAATAAGTCCAAGATCCTTAACTCTACCCATTATATAGTCTCCAATTCCCAATGAAAATCAAACTTGAGTTTACGACGCAGCTTTCTCAATGCATTATCATGTAGCTTCTTCGCTTTGAAGAAAGTTAGATTCATGCTGTTAGAAACTGAGATAAATGTGTTGTCATCATAGGACAAACACATCAAAATCTTTAACTCTTCAGGAGAGAGTTTTACAAGACAATCCATCAACTCTTTTCGTTCTTGTTTTTCAATCATATATTCTAATGGATTTTTTACGTTGTGTAGACCATTCGTAAATTCAATATTAGACCAATAGAAATCATCAATGCCTCTATGACGCATCACTCAACCTACGCCTTTCTTTTTCGTCTGAACATACTTCACAAGCATACTTAGCCTCTGAGTTCAAACGTTCATAATCGGAATCCACAGCAATTCTTCTGACAGAATTAGTCTCCTCGCCGCAGAAGTCGCAAATGAACACGTTGTCCAAATAGCGATCTATTAAATTTTTTGAGTTTGGTCTATGTTTTACTCGTCGAACTCTGCGGTCACGCATTGGACCCGCAGAATTACGAAATTGGGCGTCTACAGCATTCCAGTCTCTAGTCTTCTTCATTGCCTAACTCGTTTTGCAGTTTTGTAATTGATGGACTATACACCACGCCTTCATCACATTTAGTGCATTTTTCATAGGCTACTACATTGGATGCAGGCTTTACGGTAACTTGATTGTCTACGACCTCTGTAAGAAGAAGACCATTTTCAATCAAAGTTTCCATAGTGTAATTGATTCCGACTTCGTTTCCGGTTCTCCATGAATTAAGAGAAATAATTACCGACATGCCTACCATGAAGAGAATCATAAGCATGATTGTAAAGAAGTCAAGTGGTGTGTAGAAAAGAAACGAAATGAATCCTATTGACGCGATGTATGGAACCCAAACATCAAGAAAAAATGTATACCAGTTCGTCAAAGTTTTCGTCTCTACTTGGTCGCTCATAATTCTTTTTTGCCTCTTCAATCTGTTCAGGAGTAGAACCTCGTAGTATCAACTCCTCGTCCGAGAGTTCCCATGCAATCACAACCTTGTAATACGCTTTGGGAAACAGTTTAAGAATTTTCTGCCTTTCTAGTCTGGTCAAATAAGTCGAATCAAAAATGAATGAATCTTCTTCTTTGATACCACTTCTAATCTCTGAGGTTCTCCATAAATCATGGTCAATAATATTTATCGGAAGCATTGGGTCAACAGAGCTTTTTTTGTCAAATTTTGATCCGCGAATTTGAAGACCCTGAGTCTCAACAAAACGAGTTTTTCCACACTTTCTGGGTCCAACCAGAATGTTGACAGACGGACCATCAAGGGATTTTAACCACTCTTCAATCTGGTCATCTTCAGGCCATTCTCTTTCTGCTTGCAAATCATATGGTCTAAGGAGGGGGTTCATTTTAAATCTCAATGGTGAATGACCGGGAAGGTAACCTTCCCGGTCATGGGGTTTAACTTACTTTTACATTTATAATCATTCAATAATATAATAGATGAGTGGATCAGAGTATGCCGGTGGTCTTCACGCACTTGGCGCATTACACAGGACTTATTTACCCATCCCCTGCGGATCAAGTACCCGCCACCCACGAAGCATGGACATGGATTTTGTAAAGGTGATTAAAGTAGTTTTTTATTTTACTTAACCATAGTCCCGTAGTACCACAGGAACCTCCTCCATCAAAATATTACGTTTAAGGATGGTAGCCTCACGGCATTTCCCATATCTTAACCATCCTGTAGATCAGAGCCAAACTCGTCTTCTAATTCATATTCATCATATGAACCAGAAAGAACAGCATCCATCAAATTCTTCTCTAGGCTTCTACGATTCTTCTTCTGTTTTTTCTTAAATTCTCGTCGATATGCGTAGTCATCATCTTCATCCAGATACCTGTTTTGTGTTCGATCTCGGTTTGTCTTGCCCATGTTTACATTAGAACTCCGTAATATGCTCCATAAGATTTGAAAGTCGATTGCTTACAAAGTAGGGGAATAATTCCGACCTATTAACAACAGGAGCATCTTCGTATGACTTAGTGATATTCTTCTCTAAGTCTTCTGGAATGTAATCAAAATCAATCAATCGACGATTACGATCAAATCCAATATCACCATTTTTGTAATCAACCTTGCCCTTTTGCATCCACTCAGAGAGTCGCTTTTTTGTGATCGGAGATTGACGTTCTCCAGACACAAACACGGAATCCTTGCTCAAGCAATTTGGAATTCCATCTGATGTATCACCACGAACAATATGTTCAAACAAAAACTCTTGTGGATTATCAGTCCGAAGAAACTTCTTGAGGACAGGGGAATACTGTTTTACATTTTTGTACTTTTGGAGTTGCATAAAATCCTTGTCGCCTGACAAAATTAAAACATTCTCGTCCCGCGTCCAATGCTTTGCCAACACGGCAATCACATCATCTGCTTCTGCTCGATCAAGATGAACAACCTTATAAGGGAAATGATCATTGATCTCGGACTTAATTTTATTTAGCGTTTCAAAGATGTGGTTCCAATCGTAACCGGATGCAGCGCGAGTTTCCTTTCTGTTTCGCTTGTAAAAAGGGAAAACGTCACGACGCCAAGTGTTACGACCATCGCAGCAAATGACAAGCTCACCATATTCCTCCGTAAACTTCGCACGATGAAAGCGAAGCGAGTTCAGAATCATGTGTCGAAGCATATCTTCTTCAACATCATTACTATTGTTCATTTTTAAACTGACCATCAAATTAGAGATGGCAACCTGATTGAAGTCAACTAGAATTGGCATTACTCATTCCACCATTTGGGTTCATCTCGCTTTGACCACTTGGCAAAGTAAGCCTTATCACCCTTGTAATATTTTTGATAGGCAGTGATCGAGTCACCTTCTACCTTGTATTCATCCGGCATACACTGAGGAGGTTCAGTGAACTTGCCCGTTCCAATGTTTCGCGGGAGCCAACCAAGAGCATCACGCAGCTTTGAATCGGACATGTGAATCTTGCCGTAACGATGAGTGTACTCGTAACAAAGACCCACAAAATGATCATACAACCAAGAATAGTTGGCTGCTGCTGATCGTGTCCAAATCGTGCTTGGATGATTCAGATGCGCCTTCTTATAAAAGTTTTTGGGCACATCATCATCATCCAATTCTCGATGAGCTGTACAGAGCATCTGCGCGCTTTCGAGAATCATCTTGACCACATGCTTGTCGCAACTCATTTGAGCAGCAACGTATGGGTCAGGATCGAGATAAAAAATATTCATTAATCAACCAAATTCCTTATGCGACTTTCTAGGGTTTTCATACTTATGGCGATATCCGCCAAACTATTACCGATCCAAAATAGAAGCGGAACAAACATAATCACAATCCATTCAATCATTTCACAATCCTCACAATCACCATTTCCTTACCAATGCGTCCGGTGACTGCAACTTCTTTAGCTGCAATATTCACAAGGGACTTTTTCAACTTAACCTTGCCGCCGTTCACAATATCATCAAGAACCTTTTTGCAGTACGATTCCCGAATCTTCTTCTTGAATGACTGATCAGCATCAAACTCTTTGAGCGTGCTTCCCTTCACAGACATACCAATATCAGAAACATACTTGTGCATGAATCGCGTCTTGGTATCAAACACCCAGACCTGAGTTGCACCAATGATATCAGAAGGCTTAACACTCTCAATACCAAAGTCTTCGTCAGACTTCTTGAAGTTCAACGACTTCACAAGATCCTTCGGCGTCTTAACCTTGCGCTTTCGAGCCTTACGCTTTCCTCGACTCTGCTTCTGCCATTCGCGACAATCGTTGATGATGTTCGCAAGAAAAGCAATCAGCTTACGCTTACGGGGCTTGGTCAGAAAGGCATAACCTTCAACCAATTGCTCATCATCTCCACGAAGTGCTTCCTGCACTTCTTCGTAGATCGGCTGAAAGTGGTCAATGAAATATTTCATATAACCACCCTTAATTTCAGCCTGCTGAAGATAATCAAAAGTGCTGAACTTGCTCTTGCAGTTCGACTCAATAAAATCATCAAGCTCACCTTCGATGTGACCAATATGTTCACTCGCAGCATTGCGTGTTCGTTCTTGAATAGAAACAACAGGAGCAGAACTCTTTGCCTGCTTCTTTGCCTGCTTCTTCTCAAGAACCTCATTGCCATCGACAATCAACTTGGCAATATACTCGTCCAGCTTGATCTTGTATCGCTCAAGGACAGAGGGAAACTCAAGACCGTTCGACGCCATCTTTGCAACAAAACCATACGTTGTCTTGATACTCGATGCATCGAGCGCAGAGATCGCAGCAGCATCATTCTTTGACGAGACATGCTTTGCCAGAAAGTCCTGAGCATTATTATTAGAATAGTTGTAATTATACCAGTTGAGAGCATTGCCGAAACGGGAGTTCAGATCATCGTCCGAAAGATCGTACTGATCATCCCAGTCGGGCTCCGACCCCAGAAGCTCGTATGCCTTGGGAATCTTCGTTGCCTTTTTCGCCATTTTCGCCATTCCTTGTTGTTTGCGGTTTTCCAACGTAGACCTATATTATAGCACCCGGAGAATTGGTGTCAACCCCTATCTCAAAAAAAATCAATTTAAATATAACACGGCTTTTTGATTAATTTTGACATACCGAAGTTAAATATAATTTTAATCACCTTTTATAATGCGATAGCTATCTTCATCAAAATGTTCCGTGGAAAATTCAAAAAGCTCGCTATCCTCTAGCGCGATCATCTGATGCCGCAAACCCGGATATACATGAAACTTATCACCGGGATTTAATACCAATTCTACCGAAGCAGCGAGTACATCATGATCTGCGTATCTGAGCAAAATCTTACCAGACTGGAGATAGAAGGTTTCGTCTTTTAGCTTATGATGATGCCAAGAACACCGCTTTCCCTTCTCAAAAAAAAGTAACTTGCCGCAATATTCGGACTTATTGACTATCCATAGCTCATGACCCCAGCCCTTCGGAACATGTTTAATTGGACCCATTTAAACTCTCCTCAAAAAAATCAACAAAGGTTTTCATATGATTTTCCATTGTATATTTTTGAACTTGATCATACGCATAATCAACATCAGGCATTGCCTTACTGAGATTATCGTTGACCGACTTCGATGCCAGAATCTCTGAAGCAAGACCAACATCCCTCGATATAATCGGAGTCTTCGTCATTGCACATTCGGGAACTGCTTGGGGTCCACCCTCGATGCGAGAAGACACGACATAAAGATCAAGGCAGTTGTAGAGATCATTCATGGTTTTGAAATCACACATCTCAAAGTAATGATATTTTATTCCTGCCTGATCGAGTCTGTTCATCACATACTGCCTTCTCCATCCAGTTAGAACTACCTCAAGATTCTGTTCGATCTGTGAATACATCAACTCCATGTAATCACAAAACAGGTCTGGACCCTTTACTAACTTCGGAGAGACTAGATCATGCCCCTCGGTGTCACGTTGAAAAGAACCAACGAGAACTTTTTGTGTTGGAAGATTATATGTCTTCCTCAACTCATTGAAATCACCAATATGTTCTTTCCAGATGTTTTCATTCACCCAGAATGTGATTGGAGTAATGGGCTTATTGGTATAGTTAGATAAAACATCAGCGGTCTTTAAAGACACAGTATGATAATGATCCACTAAACGATCTTTCTCTTTAAAAGATTCAAAGTCAAACTTCTCAGGAGCAATGTGATGAATTGTGTTAACTACAAACTTTTCTCTGAGATACTGCTCTGGAATTTCTCTCCATGTGTATCCATCAAGCAACCAAATAATGTCTGCTTCATCCAATGAATTTCTAGTAATAGAAATATTATAACGATCAAACTCTGACTTGTATCTATCAATAATCCAATTTTCATTTGGAGATTTTGTGAAAATTTTCATTATCAGTCCTTCGTTAATAAAACTTGACCATAGTTGATTTCATCATCAGACATTTTTCTATCATCCACAAAAATTCTTCGATCCATGATAATTAATTCCTTTGAATCATCTTCTATGGAATCAATCAGTGTTGAACACTGAATATCGTCTGGAGATTCTTGATTGGTCGGGATGTAATCATCAAAAAGAAGAATTTTTTCATATCGTTCTTTGCAAAGTTCCCAATCCCGCTTGACTGCTTCGTAACGATGATCCCCATCAATATATACAAAATCAAAGGGGTCGTTATTGTCAGACAAATATTCTTGAGAATAGCCGGGAACAAAATTAATCAGGTCAAACCACTCTCTAGGAAAAGCCTGTTTTAAACGATCAATGTGTGCATTATCAAAGTTTGGATCAACAGTCACAATCTTCCCGCCACCATTTTCATGCATTGCCATCGCAGCACAAAGTGTTCCGTATCCACGACCAAAACCAATTTCGAGAAAAGATTTCACATTGTATTCATGAATCAGAGAAT